AGACAATTATATAGATGCTGAAAAAAGTGTTGATTTAAGATTGATGATGGAATCTGATAATTTTCCATGGTTCTTTTTAAAAGGCAAAGTAACAAAAAAAGATAAATTATTTGATTATCAATTTGTCCATGTATTTTATAAGAATCATAGTATTAATTCTAATTATTATGATAGTTTAAGTCCTTTGATTGATAAATTAAAACCATTATCTTTAATTAGAATAAAAGCTAATTTAAATCCTATATCTAATGAGTTAATTAAATTTGATGAACATAAAGATCAATTTTTTAAATGTAAGACAGCTATATATTATTTAAATGATAACAATGGTTATACAATAATAGGCGATAAGAAAGTAGAAAGTAAAAGCAATAGAATGGTTTTCTTTGATGCTGACGAACCTCACTATGGCACTAACTCTACTGATTGTAATAATAGAATGGTGATAAATTTTAATTATGTTTAAAGTGGTA